CGACATCGAAGGTGAACTAGGGCGCATTCAAAACATCGCGCTGAAGCATGCCGTGGACGAAATGGACGAGTCAGCCACGCGCACGCTGGAGACCAAGGAAGACCGTGGAGACCGAGGATTTCTCACCGGTATGGCAGCAAAGAGCCTGGGGGTTGCGGTGCGAATCGAGCAGTTCCTAATACTGCGCCGCCGCGAAGGATTCGGCGGAACGGACGATGCGGCCGATGAGCAAGCCGCCAAGCTCGAAATGGTGAAGAAGGCGCGCGGCGAGGTTGCCAAGATTATGGAGCGGGTGAGTGGCGGCACAAAAACCCAGCGATAACGCGCCCGTCAGTCTGGCAGAATTCTTCTGGATATGGGCCGAGGAACAGAACTGGAAGGTTCCGGACATCCACTGGCGCGCAGTAGCTTGGCTTGAGAACCGCCTAACGCTGGCCGTACTGCGCTGCTTCCGTGGCTTCGGAAAGTCCACGCTATTGGCTGTTTACAACGCATGGCGGTACTACCGAGACCCGACTTATCGCATTCTGCACCAGGGCGACCAGGACAAGACTGCGCTAAAGACCAGCCGCGACACGCGCCGCGTGTTGATGAAGCATCCTCTAACGCGAGATGCTTTCCAAGCTCTGCGCGGCGAGGCTAGCTTTTGGTGGGCACCCGGCAGCAACGACGAGCGCAACCCGTCAATGCAGGCAGCCGGCATCACCAGCAACATTACTTCCAGCCGATGCGACGAGGCGCAGAACGATGACGTAGAGGTACCGCGCAACATCACGAACCCGGAAAACCGGGAGAAGATGCGCTACCGCCTTGGCGAACAGGTGCACTGCATGGTGCCTGGCGCGCGCCGTTTGTTCGTGGGTACGCCGCACACGCATGATTCACTCTACGACGAGATGGAAGCTATGGGTGCAGACTGCCTAACGATCAAAATGTTCGCCCAGGAGTTCCGCGTAGACCTGGCGACCAAGACCCGCTACTCACTGCCGTTCGTTCCCGAGATCGTGCTGGCTGGCATAGGTAAGCTGGCGCGTGCGCTCAAGCCGGGTCGAGATTACACGCTGGACGGAAAGGTACTTACCTTCCACCGGGCGCCCGGTGGGCTGGTGGACTTTTATGCCGGCAGCGCATGGCCGGAGCGCTTCACCCTGGATGAGATGGAAAAGCGCCGCCAGCAGACACGCACCATCAATGAGTGGGACAGCCAGTATCAGTTGCACAGCAGGCCCACGCATGAAATACGGCTTGATCCCGAGAGGATCACGGCCTATGACTGCGAGCCTGTCATTCGCAAAGCGAACCGCATTACAACCATGTGGCTCGGCGCCGTGCAGATCACCGGCTGCGCGTTGCACTGGGACCCGGCCAGCGGAAACCTCAAGCGCGATAACTCGGCGGTGATATTTGACCTGCAAGACGGCTACGGCCGGCACTATTGGCACCGAGCAATGAACATGATTGGCGCTGTTGCAGAGGTTTCAGAAGATGGGCACCGCATTACCGGTGGCCAAGTGATAGCGCTATGCGATCTTATCGAGAAGTTCCGCATCCCCCGTGTGACGGTCGAAACGAACGGCCTGGGCGAAGGATCTTCAAGGTTCCTGAAAATGGCGCTCAAGCAACGCCGGTTGAACTTCTGCGGGGTGACAGAGCTGACCGCCAAAGAGAACAAGAACAAACGCATCTTGGAGGCGCTGGAGCCGTTACTGCAGAGTGGCATGCTGTGGGCGCACGTTAGCGTGCTTGACGGTCCTCTTTGGGACGAAATGAAGGACTGGAATCCTGCGGTGAAAGAGCAGGTCGATGGTCTGCTCGACGCCGGCAGTGGCGCAGTGACAGACCAGCCGACCAAGATTGGCGCGGAAATGGTCAGGAATGAGGAGGCGGTTCGCCCTGAGGATTGGCGACCGAACAGCGGGGTATTTGAGGCCCAACTGGAGTTCTAGCGGCCGTATGCCGCGCAAGGAGCAAGGCCCATGCCTACCGTTATTGATCAGCAGCCGTTCGACGAGTACACCGGCAACGGCGTCACAACACTTTTTGCCTACGAATTCCAGGTACTGGAGGCTTCCGACTTGGTGGTGAAAGTTGCGGGCGATGTCGTGGCATCGTCTGAATACACCCTAACCGGCGTCGGCGGCCAGACTGGCGGAACTGTCGAGTTCAACTCGGCGCCCGCCAATGGCGTGACGGTATTGCTGGCCCGCGATATGGCGCTGGAGCGGGCTACCGACTACCAAGAGCAGGGCGACCTACTGGCTGATACGGTCAACCACGATTTTAACCGGCTGTGGCTGGCACTGCAGCAGCAGCGCTCTAGCATCAAAGGCGCCTTGCGCGCGCCATTCCCGGAGCTGGTTGACGAGCTACCCAGCGCCGCCGAGCGCGCTTTGCGCGTGCTGGCGTTCAATTCGCTGGGCCAGCCTATGGCCATCCCAGGTGTGGACAGTGGCAGCGCCGCAGCCCTTGCCCTTGATTTGGCAAATAAGTTATCTGCATCAAAGGGCGCTGGCCAAATTGGCAGGGGAGTGCAAGTTGTTGGTTCCATAGCCGAATTGCGAGGCCTGCTGAAAACAAGCGTCTCCACCAATGCGCTTGTGGCTGGCTATTACGCACCAAGCGGTGGTGGTGGCGGGCATTATTGCTTTGACGCATCCGATACAACATCAACCGACAATGGCGGCACTGTTATCGTAGCAACCGATGGGGGTCGCTGGAAGCTGGCAAACATAGAAACAGTTACGCTTTCCCAATTTGGTGTTGTCGGGGATGGTGTTGCGGATGACACAAATAGACTTAAAGCTGCGCTAGCTTGGGGCTATTCAGCCAATAGGATTCTCTACGGAAAGAATCTCTGCGTAAAGATAACGTCTGCCATTGTCATTAATGGACCTGGGATTGTATTTGATTCCGTATCTTACGGCGGAACCGTAGGTATGCCAGGTATCTATATTTCAGGTACTGGATATACTGGGGTAACAATTACGGCACCGGAGTTTTTGCGTTTGACTGTCTGGGGCTTGGGCCAGACTGCAAACGCGGTACTACTTCAAAACCCAATTTTGCTTAAAGAGTGCCATCTTCGTGTTTATAATTTTGATGGGTTTGGCTGCAAAATCAATAAAGTTTGGGATAGTTTGTTTCAAACAATATCGGTAGAAAAATGCGGGAATTCTTCTGAGTATGCGTTCAGCATGAATGATGACGGTGACACATGCAATATGACGCATATTTTACGTTTGCAAGTTGAGCAAGCAAAAGCGCAAGCGATCTACATCAGCCCAAACAGCTTGAGCTGCGTCATAGACAACATCCACAGCGAACGAGCAACACCGGAAGCCGGGAAAACAACTTGGGTTTTGGGTGGGAATAGAAATCTGTACAACTCAATCCGGCTGCAATCCATCGGCACTGTGTCTGATTCCAGCGTGATGCTCGCTGGCGCAAACTCCACCTATACGTCCCTTCAAACGGATTCTGCCACGCCAATAACTTTTGACTTTGGAATTTCAGGAGCGGGTGGCGTACTTGTGAATCCTGAAATCACCGGAAGTCTCACGCCTGTGTCAGGGTCATCCGGGAAACTTAAAGTATTTGGGGGCCGGGTGGCAGTTGCAACTGCTGATGTGCGGATTATCCCATACGGAACCGCAATAAACAACATCACACCAGAACTTACATTCACCCCTCAACTGAAATTTGGCGGCGCAAATGTCGGCATCACATATTCAACACAAGCTGGTGTCGCGGAACGCATCGGAAATCAGGTTCTCTGGTCTATTGAATTGACATTGACAAGCAAGGGAACGTCTACCGGGGCAGCGACCTTTACAGGTCTTCCGTGGGCAAGTCGCAATTCGTCACCAATATCAGTTGCCAATGCACAGTTTGAGAATCTTACATACTCAGGCGCAGAGCCGCAGTTAATTTTGACTGCCAATTCTAATCAACTTGGAATCTACGCTGATTCTTCCGGTGGCCCCGCCAGCGCCGTGACAAACACAGCTTTTGCGAACAACACCACAATCCGCGCAAGCGGCAGCTACTTCGTTTAGATAAACCAACCATGCATCACATCGCCAGAGTATTTGCCGCGCTCATCGGATTCTTGCTACCAATCGTGTCACGTGCAGATTCAAAAGACCCGCTTAGCTACCCGCTCAAGCAGTACGGGTTCATTCTTGTGACGGCCCTGCTGGGCGGCCTGGTGAGCTGGTATGCCAAGGTCCGCAAAGGCGAGGCGCAGGCCTGGAACATCATGCAGCTCGTGGGCGAGCTTTGCACCAGTGCATTTGCGGGACTGCTGGCCTTTTGGCTGTGCGAGCTGGGTAATGCGCCGGCTTTGCTGACAGCGTCGCTTGTCGGCATTGCTGGACATATGGGCACGCGGGCCATACAAGCGTTCGAGGCATTTGCTCAAAAGCGCTGGGGCGATATGCCAGGGCGTGGGGGGAGTGTGTCGTGATTACTGTGGCCGATTACTTCATGGGCAGGCGGGAGCAGTATCCGCTGGCAATCTCACCTGACATCGAGCGCAATGCGGCCGTGACGGTGGAGCTCGCAAATCGTCTGCTGGAACACGCATCAAATCATGGCGTGACGATGGATCGCCATCCAGTAAACAAGAGTCAAGTCAGCAGTGGCTGGCGACCTCCGGCGCTGAATGCGAATACGCCCAACGCTGCGCCGAACTCAAAGCATATGACCGGCCAGGCTCTGGACATTTATGACCCTGACGGCGATCTGGATGCGTGGCTGATGACGACAGAGGGCCAAGCGGCCCTTACATCAATTGGCATCTGGATTGAGCATCCGAGCGCGACAAAGGGGTGGTGCCATATTCAGATTGTCCCGCCGCGATCCGGGCACCGGGTGTTTTATCCATGACCCGCGCCCTATCAATCCTGCTAGTCCTGGTCCTGCTGGCGGCCGGCTGGCAGTGGCACGAGGCCTCCAGCGCCCGCGCCGAGTTGGCCGCTGAGCGCCTGGACATTACCCAGCAAATCACCCGAGCCACCACCGCCGCGCGCGCTGAAGAGAAGCGCCGATCAATCCAGATCCAAGAGGTCCAAGATGCCGCACACACCTCACTCCAAGCCGCGCAAGCTGATGCAGGCCGCGCTCGCACTACTGCTGAGCGCCTGCGCCAGCACGCCGCCCAGCTCGCCGCCAGTTGCACCGCCAGCAATCCCGCCGCCACCCCTGGCAGCCCGCCAGCCAGCGCCCCCGGCGATCTGCTCGCCGACATGCAGCGCCGGCTTGATGAGGCTGCGGGAGAGCTTGCTGCTTACGCCGACAGCGCCCGCATCGCCGGCCAGCTCTGCGAGCGCAGCTATGACGCACTGACGCCGGCCAGCCGGTGATCGTTGACTTCAGAGACCCGGCCAGCATCTTTGCCTGGTGGCGCACCAACCCAGCGCGGCATGGGCCGCAGCTCAAGGCCTTTGCCACGCTGTTCCCGCAGTTTTCGGAGTCCATCAAGGCCGCTGGCGTTTTAGCTAGGAGTCAGGCGCCATAGCCGCAGCAGCGCGGACGATGGCGCGGCAAGCGGCTGCGAAGGGATCGCCATTGTTGTCCTCGACGATGGCGGGGCTAGTGCAATACCCATCCGGAGAAAGGTTCGGGAGCATTACGCTTGTGCCTTCACCATAGTGGTTCACGGCTAGCCGGAGCTTCACCACCAGCCGCAGCGCATAGCCGCCTTCATATCTTGGATTCCACCAGCCGGCGCCATACGCAAGCCTGAAACCATTAGATTCATCCCATAGCGGCAGATCATCGTCTTCGCAAAGCTCAAACGCATCCGGCCACATTCCGGCAGCCTCCGCCGCCTCTCAAGCAATTCACGGTCAGTCATAGAAGGCTCCTCGGATTGAACACAGCGCCGGTTTTCTCTTGCAGGCGCTTCACCATTGCGCGCAGCCGCTGCTCTTCCTTCTTGAGCACGCTCACGCGCTCGGCAATTTCGACGGACTGTGCCGCTGCGTACCGATATGACTCCCAAGCCCTTTGAATGGTGTGGGCATTTGTCTTGATGAAATCGAAGGCATCAAGGGTAGCGCCACACTTCGGGTCAGCACACAGCACCGTGCGCGTATGCTCGTCAATGATCACCGCATCATGTCGGCAAAACCCAGGGCGGCGCTGAGCAATTTTCAGCGGATTCTCTGGCAGATCACAAGCGCCCGGGAATGCCTTGACGTTATCGCTCATGCTTGATCCTTGCTGATGATTGCGCGGACGGCAGCGGCGCAGTTTTCCCCGGTCGTATCGTCTGGCCCGGTGTTCTCACACACCTTCGCCGCCTCTTCCAGCGCCTCGCGCCGCTTGGCTTCGCCGTAGGCTTGGAGTTGGTCGGCGGTGTAGGTGTGCACCACCTCATCGGGAGGGTCGCTATCCCATTCCGTTGGCATAGGATCATTAGCTTCATGCCACTTCGTCCACGGTATTTCATGCACCTCATCGCGCCAAGTGCATCTGGTCGCAAACGGCGCCGCCAGTATCCGCACAGATTCTGCCGATTTCTGTTCAGGTTCGGACGGCGGTGTATAGGTTTGGCTCATACCTTCTCCTTGTGCTGCGCGGCAAGGCCGGCATGCGTGAAGACGGGATAGATATTCAGCAGCGCATCCAGTTCGGGGCCGTAGCTTGGCTTAACTGCGCCAGGGCTATAAATCGGCTTGCGTCCGCCGCCCATCGCAGGCCACATCGTTATCCATCCGTGGGGCTCTGTCTGCTCGCTCACCGGCTGCTGCATGAGCCAGTCCAACACATCGCCCGCCAACACCCGCTGACCGCCAGACCACTGAGAGCAGAATTCCGTGATCAGGCTCGACCTGTTGAGCATCGCGTCTGCGATCTTGGCCTGCTGTGCTGGTGCGTCCAAGTTCCATGTGTCCGAGTTGAGCGCCTGCGCCAGTTTGTCTTGTGTGGTCATTGGGGCTTGCGAGCCAAACTGACCCGCAGCAGCCCTAGCAATCCGTTGCAGCTCGTCTACCAGGCTGAGCCCATTGTTCTCAACATCAGGGCACCCGGTCACAGATCGAATTGCCTCAACCGCAATCGGCAGGATCGCCGAAAGCGGAATCATTGGCTGCGTGTACTTATTGCTCATGCCGACTCCCTTTGGTTCGCAAAATTAGCCCGCTCTTGCTGCTCATGCTCAAACAGCTCGCGGGCGTAGCTGTGGTCAATGTCGATCTCGTCCTCAAAGTCAGGGCCGAGTTCTTGGATGGGGGCGCGGCGGTCCAGCTTTTCAGGGCGGACGGCGAAGCGCTGGCGGTAGCGGCGGCTCATGCTGCATCCTGCTGGCTGGAGAAGAGGTCGGCGGTTTTGGTGTCGCGCTCGGGTTGGTCTTCTTCGGGCAGAATCTGCCCTAGTGTTGGCTCATCTCCGCCATAGGCACAGCAGCCCGCGCTCCATCCGCTGTCAAGTCTGTTTAGGTGCGCCAGGCTTCTAACTTCAGTCGCATTTGTGCTTGCATAGCAGCTATCTCCAACGATTCGATTTGAATTCAGCTCTGCGAATATTTCCGCATCAAGCTCCGTGGGGGCCATGACCACGGCGGTGTATACAAGCTCTACAAGATACGGCTTCAGGGTATTGCTCATCACTCAATCTCCTATAAGGTGGGGCGGCCTGCTGGAATCGAACCAGCACCAGCGGGTTAGAACTCCGCTGCTCTATCCGTTGAGCTAAGGCCGCTCGTTGATCGTTAAGCCGCCATCGCCATCTCGCGCCAGCTCAGAACGTGCTCGCTGATGGCGTCGCAGATGGAGGGCCAGTCGCTTTCTCGGTAGAGGCAGGCGCGCTTGTCCATCAAGGCATCGAATCCAAGCTCAGCCAGGAATGCGGCAGAGACGGTGAATCCAAGTCGCGCATTGATCTCGCCCAGCTTCAGCGTCGGGGCCTCATTGCGCAGAGCTGCGGCGGCGGGGTGGATGGTGCGTACAGCCGGCGCTGCGGCGGCGATACATTCGGCCGCAATGATGTCGTTCACAAGCTCGCGGCCCCGCTCAATCAGCGCGGCATTATTTGCAGCGGCCTGCTGCTCGCGCTCAA